CAACAACCTGACGCTTCTCGTTGTCGCCGGTCTTAGCAAGAGCTTGGCTCTTCATAGGACGCAACTGAGCCAATGCTAGCTTGTCTTTCTCAACAATCCAAACATCGCGTGAACGGTTTTCACGAGCAGGAATGAACTCAACAGAACCCCAAGGAGTTACATAAACATTCAACAAGTTTTCAACCTTGCCAGATGCGCCTGTAGAGCGCTGGTTGTTGTTACCAACAAAGCCAAGAGCCTTATCCATCTGGAATGCAGACAAGATAACACAATCAGGCTTACCACCCTCAGCCCAGATTCCCTGCATGGCAGAGTCAAAGTCAGCTTGACTAAATACTGTAGCAGTACCGTCAGTACGAGCGTTAGAGCCGTCACCAGCAGGGTTAGCGCCGCCAGTTCCTACGTTGGTCACGTTAGTCTTAACAAAAGCACCAAGACCAGCCATTTTACGAGCTGTGGTAGAGTTGCCAGCTACGCGGGCTTGGTTAGCCATCAAAGCGGCTTCCATGTCTAGCTTCTGCTCTTGACCGACCTTAACGATCTGGTAAGACATCTCTTTGCCACGACCTGCATTATCAACAACGTCATCAGTACCAGAAGTTACAACAGCATTCTTAAAGATCTGTGTAGAGTTCTGTAAACGAGTTGTAGCAGTGCGAGCTTCAGCAACTGTATCATCGCCTTCAATGTGAGCGTTAACGGCTGAATCACGAAGTGAGTCCGTCATCCATTCATGCAAAGTGCTTGATGCTTTAACCTTAGCAATAGAGCTAAGTAATGGGGTTTCTTCAGGTGATACGTTATAGATCACGTTAGATAAGTCTTCACGAATACCTACTGAATCGTATGTATCAAAAGTATTAGTTGGTTGTGCCATGATAATTTCTTCCTAAATAATTTAAAATTTAACTACTAAACAATAATGCGGCTGCGTCTGCTACGCTTCCCGACTTCTTCAATCTTGACATTTGCTTGCTCTGCTTCTTAGCATCAGAATCAGGTTGCTTCTTAGCGCCAGCTTTCATTAATGGTCTAGCCTTCTTTAGTTTAGCTTCAACTGTAGAAGTACCTGCCATCATCTGATCGTACATCATAGCTTTATGTAGAACTTTCATGGCGCGATGGTCGACAATACCGCCAATCTCTTCAGTGCTATAGCCTTCACTAAGCCCCTGTTTAACTAAGCGTTCTTTCATTTTAGGAGCTTTAGTAGCGTCCCCAAAATCTGGAATAGCTCTAGTCAATTCGTTCATTTGCTCCTGCAAGTGGGCTTTATTAGCCTGTCCTTGCGCTTGCTGCATAGCTTGATGCTGCTGTGCTAATTGCTGTTGCTGGTGTTGGAACCTGCCCATATCTTCACGATAGTTAGCGTCTGCCTCAATGTACCCTAATGGGTCATCTGCCAGTAGCTCCTTCGTGGGTGGAGTAGGCTGTACCATTACACCTTGCTGCTGAACCTGCTGCATAAGTTGCTGTAGCTGCTCGCGCTGCTGATTTAACCCGTTATAGGCTACCTCGGCTTGCTTTCGAGCCTCTGCTGCTTGCTTCATGCCCTTCTGAATATATTGCTGGCCTGAGTAGTCTCGCTTTAGATCATCTAGAGTTACTGATACATCTTCACCATCAACTTTGATAGAGAATGTACTAGGCTCAACTTGATCGGCGGTTTCTTCATCCGATGCTTCATATTCTTCTTCGCCTTCATCTTCGTCATCTGTGTAGACTACATCGTCATCATCAGATCCTTCAACTTCGGCTTCATCTTCAGCCTCCGTTTCTTCTACTTCATACCCTTCGGTTTCGGTAGATTCTACTTCCGCTGTCTCTGACTCCACTGGAGCCATTAACGCTTCAACTGCGCTCTCAACGCTTTGGTTAGTCGTTTCCACGGTGCTATCCTTTATTTGCTGCGTTTGTCTTGCATAACCTCATTGGTAATAATACGTTTGAGAGTATGCTCGAACTCATTTAATGCCCTCGTCATTGCGTGGGCCTCTTCTCGTACCTCAGTATCAAGCCTAGAAGATCCTAAGAACTTTTTGACCTGATCCTGTCGGATTATATCAAATACTGTCGTAAAAGTATCATCTTTGAGCAAATACTCAGCCTGAGACTTACTAATCATTACAAATTACCCATTCTTGGAGCTGCTTGCATGGCCCGTACTCGCTCAACATCAACGGCACTACCGTACTGACCCAGAATCTTGGCTGCTTCAATTAGAAGATCTTGGTTCATCTTGTCACGACTTAGGTCATCACCAGCTTGTAGTTCACGATACTTTAGTTGTAGTTCAGCTAATTCCTTGCCTTGTGCGGATTGCATCTCTGCACCCTTAACCTGCATAGTGGCTTGAGCCTTAATCTGGTCAGCTTGCATCTTACCCTGCATACGCATCTGATCACCTTGCAACTTAGCTTGAGCTTTAATCTGCTCTGCCTCGATTAGAGCTTGTGCCATTGGGTCGCCTTGCTGACCTTGCTGTGCTGCTGCCTGTGCTTCTGCTTCTGCTATCTGAGCCATAAGCTGCTGCTCAGTCTCTGGATTCATGGGTGCATAATATCGATCTGCATTCTTGAACCCAGATAAAGCCAAAGTATCTGCTAAGGTATTACGCATTTGTGTCATGCTTACTAGGCCATTAGTAGGGCCATAAGTCTGCCAAATCTGCTGCTGTGTGGCAAATGTTTGCATAAGTGCTGCTGCTTTAACATCTTCCTGACCTGTTCCTAAGCCAACATTAATCTCCATATCCATCTCAATATCCCAAACACTTGGGTCTACTGGCACGAATTGCCCATTCAGACGCATCATCTGCTCGTCAGGAGAGTTTTTAACAGCTACATGTAGCATTAGTTGGAATAAGCGCTTAGTGCCTTCAGCGAGGTTTCTCGCCATCACTTCAACCTGACCTGCTCCAGCTTGTGCAGTTAGTGCTGCTGCTGTGGCTGAAGTGTTTTGAAGCATATCAGCGTTAAGGCCCATAGACATTTTACTAATACCTGTTTTCTCTTCAACAAGCATGTCTAGATACTGTAGCGCAGGTAAAGTTGATCCAGCTACAAAAGGTACTGTTAATGGGTTTACTGAGCCAATCTGCTCTGATCGGATGATAGCGCCAATCTCGTTATTAAGCACATCGTCCATCTCAACCATATCTTCGTTAACTTCAAGCCGAGGCGTGTTAACAAGGGCTACGTTGTCTAGTATACCGCGTAGTACGCTAGTGGTAGTGTCTTGGTCATTCATCACCAATTCAGCCAAAGAGCGACCATAGAATGCGTGTGGCTCTGGATCTACGTGGAAATCAGCAAAGGGTACTTTGTCCCATGCTTCATAATCAAGTATCTCGTAACCAGTACCACCACATAAGAACTTGTGCAGTGTAGGTACGCCATCACCCTCTATATCAATACGCATATAGGCTTCTGTAACGATAATAACACGCATAGATGGGTCGTTAGCTAGACCTTCAGTAGTGTCGATTGATTCACCAAAGCGTAAGATTTTCTCTTCTTCACCGCTTAACGTGTCATCGTCCTGACCTGATAGGTTATCAACAACGTCTTGATCGTATCCCATAGCGACTAGATCGCCTGCACGTTTTTCTGTGCGATGACATACAATGTAAGCGTCATCAATTGATTTAGCTGAACCGTCAATAAAGAACTCTTCTGGTGGGATGCCCTCAATGACCATCTCACCTTCTTCAAACTTATGAGAAATAACCATGCTGTGCGTGTTACGCTCAACCTGCATACCACTCTCATCAACTTCAATCTCTACTTCTTGGCTATGCTCTACAACCTCAACACCGTCCTTACTGACTAGGATCTGTACTTCTTCGTCTGATAGGTTCTCGTAGGTGTAGGTCTTAGCGATGGTTTCAGTATTCCACCAAACCTTAGCCAGACCAACCTTCTTAACTAGAGCGTCATGTATGGCGTTACTAAGTACGTTGTAGCCATTACACTTATTAAATACCCAATGAGTGTATGCTGTCGCTTGTTCTGCGTTAGCTACGTCTTCTGGGCCTTTAGGTGTGAACTCTACGAACTTATCGTTAGACATAAACACACGCATCAAGCTAGGTTTAGCTCCACGTACAACATCACGCACCTTGGTAGAAACAACCTTAGAGCGTCCATCTTCATGCTCTAGGTCTACTTGTCCATCAAAGTAGCGTTGGGCGCGTTCACGCTGGCGGCTAATATCACTATCAACGTAGTCAATAGCAGCCTGTATAGCTTGCTGAATTGCTCCCTGAATATCATCTTCTTTCATTTGCGGCATTACATTGCACCTTGTTGCGTTGTACTTTCTGGCTGTACTTCACCTAATAGACCTTTCATGGCAACTTCAGAAGCCTTACCTGCTGTATATCCACCTGCTCCAACACTTCCAGAAGTAATCATATCAGTTAACTTTTTAACTCTAGCTTGTAGTTGAGCCATTTTACCACTATCTGATACTGCATTCTTAACAAATTGTGGGTCTTCACTTAAAAGAACTTCTGTAATCTGTCTACGTTGAGTGTCGGTTAGATTTGGAGCAAGCGATTTAATCGCCTTCATGCCCACGCTAATACCAGATGCTAAATTACCAGCAGATGCGCTTAACATCTCATCAACACCAATACCTAGATTTTGCTGTTTAGTTGCTGCGTCAACTAACTGTGTGCTTGGCCCAGTTATTATCTGTTCATAAGATAACTGAGTCTTACCTTGTAGTGCTAATTTAACAAGTGCAGACTTTTGCTGATCTTCTGGGAATACATTAGCAAACACCCTGCCTTCCCTTAGCTCTGGGTTAGCTAGCTTTGCCAAGAATCGTTTAGATCCATTAACAGACATCTTGTTATTAATGCTGGACATTATGCCTTCACGGAAAGCTGATATTTTAGCTGGATCTCCAGAAGACATTACTTTTTCTGCAAATATCTCGAAGGCTTCAACATCACCTGTAAACGCTTTTTTACCGCTATCAAAAGCATCTCTAGCATCAGCCATTCTTGACCAACCAGCGCGAGTATCTTTTAAATCTGGGCTAAAACCATCAATGTTTGTTTTCAGATTATCTTCTAGCAACATAAGCTCAGACTTCAATGCGCCTCGACCTTCACGACCAGCGACTTGAGCCTGTTCACTTGTCATGCGCCTGATTATTTCCACATCTTCTAATGTAGGCACTCGACTGACTTCTATTGCACCGTTATCAGCAGTTTTAAACAATGGCACTAAGTTGCGAACTTGGTAAAGTTTTTTTAATTCAGTTAGCGCTTCTGGTACGCGCTGAACTACTTCTAAAGCCTGCCTACTTAAATCTGGATTTGCTTCAACTTTCTTACCATTAACTTCAAAAACTTTGTCGTAAGCTTGCCCTAGCGCTTTCTTCCAATCACCTTCTTTCATTTGGGCAAACTTTAATACGTTCTTTTGTGTGCCTCCAGTTAAACCAACCTGAACCGCTTCTTTAGCAGTTGATCGTGCAGTATCTGCTCTAGCAGGCACAGCATTCCTTATCATTGATTCTGACTCGCCACCTTGAGACATGTACGACCTTACTGTCATATGTAGGCTTTGATTATCTGACATGGTTTCACCAGCAGCAATCTTTTCAAAAAGTTCATCCCGTGATAACCCTGTTTGATCAGCCAAACGGTTTAACTCATTCTCAATAACTGTACCCATGCGGGTATTACCACGTTGGCGTATAAACTCTAGAAATCTATCTGAAGCACCTCCTACAAGCTTACCAGCGTAATAACCTGCTGGGCCTGTAAAAGCGCCTACAGTAGCGCCTAATGGAGCATCCTTTAAGCTGTCAACACCTTCACGTTCACTTAATCCTATAGCTGCTAATCCACCCTCACCCATACCAAGTTGAATAGCCCTTACTACTGGTCTAGCTGCGTTAGTAACTGACAATGGTGTAGACGCACCAGCTGTAGCT